CACACTAGTAGCGCGACCTATGCCTGTTACATCTAATGGATAAGCCGGATTCGTCAACCCTATCCCGACATTACCCGTCGTAGTTAAATTATTAGTAACACTTAAGGCTCCGGTTACGCCTAAGGCTCCGTTAACACTTAAGCCTCCACCCAGATTAAGTTGATTCGGGACGGCATTATCGAGAGCTAGGGAAACGCTCGATGTGACAGGCCAGATACATACATCCGCCTTTTCTGGGGGGTCTCCGCAACACATAAACACTTCTATTTCTACACATAAACCCGTCTATAGCCCCAACAAAGACAAAAGGATGGGGTTGAAGGGATTCCGAAGGAGTCCGTTGGTTTCCCCTCCTCATTTGTAGGGATCCACCCCCGCATCCTTCAATATACTCGCCAAAAACGCTACCTTGATCGGGTCGAAGCCGACCCCCGGCTCGGGTAGTCCATACACCAAGATATATGCGTTAAATACCGTCGCCAGCGTAAATGTTTTCGTCATATTAATCGTGCCACTATTACACGTGACCTCCACATTCGTAACATTCTTCGACGATAAAATATCGTTGATTTTGGTCTGTAATATCAGCTTATCCTTTTGTAACATGAGATTTTGACTATAGATACCAAAGGCATTGATGGCGCCCACCAATAAGTGTTCGATGATACGTAGGAGCATGAGGATCGTGGTATTCTTCGTCTTCACCTCGAATTCCTTGACTAGATTGTAGTAGTATACGTAGATCGAGTAATCGGAAGGAATATTGTTATAGAGTTTATTCGCTAGGGGCACGCCGTAGGATGCGTCGATTTCGGACATAAGAGCCAGCTGGAAGTTATTAAAATCGATGATGGTGGTATTGGCTGGGATGACTTGGCCTTGGTTTTGAGTAGAGGGATCGCCCACGGGGTTATTCATCGAGCGGGCGGTTTTTACGAAAGAGGAATTGGTTAACATGGATTTTGACATGGCTTCGGTGTCTGTATGTTATATAACGTCTAGAACAAATGAGGGGGAAACCTTAGGGTTGCGCAGCAGTCCCTTCACCCCCCCTTCCCTTAAACAGGTAGGCCTTGAATGCTATCATTTGCTCGACATAATAATTAAAGGATGGGTCTATACTCAAGGTCTACCTATTAAAGGAGGGGGACCTTGGTTCCCACGCTACATATTAACTTACGATTCCCCGTAATTTTACTGTCCGACACACCGCCTATCGGAAGTTTCGATTTGTTCAATAACGTCGTTATCGTAGTATCTATAATATAACCGTTTTCTTGTAAATAAGAGAGAACCGACGGTATATCGTCCGCGGTCATGAAATAGTCTGTGTTTTTTATCGATAGACCACTTGTTTTGGGGTATCTGAGTAAGACAAAGGTACAATTATATGGTGAGTTGTTTAGTAGCGGGGCCTGTTGGAACGGCGATAGTTTGGATATAGAAATTTGTGTTACCATTTCTGCTAAAGGTCCCGGCGGTATTTTATTCAATGTAATTATGTTTTGGTAAGTCTGATAGTAGGTGTTCAAAACTGGCTCGAGATAGAGTATGAAGGATGATGAGGGTCGGGCGAAGGGGCTTTCCATGGCGGCGGGGGGGGGTTATATGTTATATGAGGATATACAAAAAAATACATATAGTATAGCCTACGGCTTTTCCACACCGTTGGGCCATCCATCGTATTTATCGGTCTTATGTGTTCGGATGGTTAATTTTCCGAAATTTCGACGACTTACCATATCCATTATGCCGGCAGCTTCGTCGGAATCTTCGTCCACGTCGTTCATATCCCTTATCCCTTGATTGAAACATGACTTAGGTGCTTCATTCCGCCATGACCATGTCTTACAATCGGTTAAATTCGGGAAAACTAAATTACTATTTGTCTCGTTGGCGGTTTCGCGTCTACTGGGATAATTCATATTGATTCCATCTTCGCGTTTTTGTTCATCCGTAACTTCTGGTCCATATTCGCGGTTCATTTCGGCCAGTAATACGAAATAGTCCTTTCCGCCAAATACGCCATATCCCTGGTATTCCGTTTCGCGCCATCGCCTTCCTTTATTATCCCATAAATAACATGTCCTACTCGGGTATTCTCTGGTTCCGTATCTAACTATTATGATAGAACGGTTCGAATTTTGAGTGACCCAACTGAAGTATCCCATTATCCTATATACCGATGAATATAACGTTCGTTTCTAATTCAATTTTTATTGAGCAGGAGGTGGCGTATTTATATATAGTAGGTAAAAGGATATAAAGACGTGACATATAGTATATGTGGGGGAGGGGTGGAATGTGTGTAAAAATAAAATATTAGTGGGTTTATTATAAAATTCTTTGTGTGTGTTCGTTGATAGGATTATCATAAAATTTATCGAGTGGATTTTTTGTGCCCGCTTGGCTTAGTGGTTAGAGCGTGTTCTTAGTAAGAATAAAATCGAGAGTTCAAACCTCTCAGTGGGCTTTAATATTTAATAAAATTTCTTAAAAATGACAATATGCTGTCAGTATACAAATTTTTTTTGTGCTTCGTTAGCTCAGTTGGTAGAGCATTCGGCTGTTAACCGAGAGGTCAAAGTTTCAATCACTTTACGAAGCGTATCTCAGCATAATAGCTAACATATTTTTCTTTTATTTTCGTAAAAGAAAAATCAAATACTTTTATATAATATTATTTATTTCGGCACCTATTTCGGTTCCCAGTGGTCAACTACCCACTTCCTAGGAAAGGTGGCTTCATTATAGGAACCATTCTTTGACATATTTTCATCGCCCCACATAGGTTGTAAATTCGTATAATGAAAACATTTATTCTTTTCCTCTTCCGTTGCTAGGTCAAAACTACAACAAGGTCTAATGTGGTCAATATGCCATTTACCTTGATTTTCCCAACTCATTCCCACAGTAAACTGTTTCTCCAAATGTATTCTAAGGTTTTCAATAGAGCAACCTAGATATTCTATGGTATGCTTCTTCTTTTTCTCGGTGTAATTTTTTAGCGCAGAATATACCCTAATTCTAATATTGTTAGCCAGATATATATAGGGGCTGCATATTTTACATCGTGTAGTTACTTTTTTATGTAGGCATGTTTGACTTCCGCCACATTCGACACACTTATATTTTATTTTTCCGTGGTCGCATATAGCGGAACCGTGGCATAATTTACAGGTAATTTTAAATTTTTTATGCTCACAAATTTCACTACCGCCACAATCAACACACCCAGAGCGCTTGCGATTATGTTCACATAATGACGAACCTCCGCATTCTACACACAGGTACTTTCGTTTCCCGTGCTCACAACGTTTCACATTGCCACACGCAGCACAATTAATTCGCCAATGGTTATGTTCGCATTTATCGTCACTATTACAATCGGTACATAAACCAGGTTTTCGTTTATGCTCGCATAGACCGCCACCGCCGCATTCTTTACAATACGTGCGCCTATTCCCGTGCTCACAGATGCCTACGCCATTACATTCCTTACATATATTTTTCTTACGTTTGTGATCGCATACCTGAGTTCCCCCACAATCATAACATTCAGCAACATTTTTTAAATGCTCACACTTGAGTTTCTTGCCATTCCATATAACGAGCCTACCATTACACATATACCTACCATCCACCATTCTGTCATGCTTTCTAAGCGGTAAAACAGGGACCATGACATTATCCATGTTTTGTGCCTGCGTTTTTACTCTTATTATTTGAATTCAATTTTTTAGGGGGAACCAAGGTTCCCCCTATGACCCCCTCCTTTTCATATTATGCCATATATAATAACCCCATTTTCACTCTTTTAATATACCGCTATATATAAACCATGGACCAACAATATATCATCATCGGCGCCGGCATCGCCGGCCTATACGCCGCCTACCAACTAAAACGCCAAAATAAGTCCTTTATTATCCTCGAAAAATCATCCAAAAAAGATATCGGAGGGAGAATGGGAAGCCCCCTATTCCATGGGACCCACGTGGCAAAGGGCGCCGGGGTCGGTAGAAAACGCAAGGACAAATTACTGATACAACTTCTCGATGAACTCAAAGTCCCCTATACCGAATATAAGTCTAGACACCAATATGCCGAGACCATAGGCCCTGGTCCGTGTAACGTCAAAGAAACCTTCCTCCACATAAAACACAGTTACGAAACCAGTAACCACAAATTACAAAAAAATAACACATTCAAATCGTTTGCCGAACCTTTATTAGGAAAAAGGCAATACCAACATTTTATTACATGCGCGGGCTATACCGACTATGAAAACGAGGACATCGAGTCCACCTTATACGACTATGGTTTCGATGATAACTATCTGAATTGGACCGGCCTCAGTATTCCGTGGGATATCCTATTGAAGCGCCTCATTGAAAACATAGGCGCGCATAATATCCATCATAATACCGAGGTCACGGACATAAGCGTAGCTTGTCCAAGTAAAGACCAAACCAATAACACCTACGTTATCCAAACTGCGCGGGGTAAGACCTACATGGCACACCGCCTTATCGTCGCATTAACAATAACCCCTCTACGTAAACTATTACCCGCCGTCCCCGAATATAAGCACATACGCAGCCAGCCCTTTCTCCGCATCTACGGAAAGTTCTCAAAAGCATCCATTCCTTTTATGGAGGAAAAGGTGGCCGTGCTTACGGTCGTCCCGGGTCCTCTCTATAAAATCATCCCCATAAACCCCGACGACGGAATCTATATGATTGTGTATACGGATAATAAGGGCGCCGTGGCACTAAAAGGTCATAAAGAAAATACGCCGGAAAATCGCAGGTATTTATGCGGGCAGTTGGAACGCGCGCTCGGTCTACCGAGCGAGGCCCTCACATTATTATCTATCGTCGACTTCTATTGGGAGGACGGCACGCACTATTATACGCCGCTACCTGAGGCATATGGGTCTAGAGAGGAGTTTATTTATAGGGCGCAGCATCCGTATCCTAATGTGTTGGTCATAGGAGAGGCGGTAAGTCAGAATCAGGGGTGGGTGGAGGGGGCGCTAGAGTCAACCGCTGCGGCTTTCGATAGCTAACTCTCCCTTTCTTTTACATAATGTTATAATGTTATATTGATTATCGTAACAAAATATTTACACCGATGAACGTTTAAGTTCGCACACTTCGTGTGCGTCTTAATCGATTTATCGGATTCCCCTTTCGGGTAATTGCTTCGCAATAACGTTGCCTTTGAACACTATCCGCACTTTGCGCGGATTATAATGTTCAAAGGTGTATATTATATATAGTAAGGTAAAGACTACATATAATGCTTTTACTACCTACTCGACTAATTCAATAATAAAAAACATAAAAATCCGACCTGAATTCTAATTTGGAAAAATCCATTTTGGACATTTATAAATGTCCATTTTGAATTTCCCAAAAATAGTTTTTGAAAATGGACCTCTGAAAAACGCGGCCAAAGCATAATGCTTTGAAAACCAATATTTTTATTACAAATGCCTTAGCATATTTTTTAATCTCGACCTTTCGGATTTTTCCCGACTTTTTTCTTTTCCTAATTTAGAGGAAAACCGGAAAAAATCCGGAAATGGAAAATCCTCAGAAAATCCGAAATATGTATACATGCGAAATATGTGACTATTCTACATGTGATTTTAAAGATTATAATAAACATTTATCCACCCGTAAACATTTAGGCAATAAATTGGAAATGAAAAAAACCGGAAAAATCCGAAAAGGGTTCACCTGCGAAAAGTGTGACTTTCATGGGAGAGATGCTAATGATTACAATAAACATTTACTGACCCGTAAACATTTAGGAGTTAAAATGGAAAACATAATTTCACCGGAAAAATCCGAAGAGGGCCATATATGTGATATTTGTGATAAGAAATACTGCTCTTATTCTGGATTATGGAAGCATAAAAATACATTCCATTCTATTGAAAAGAAAGAAAAGAAAGAAAAGAAGGAAGAGCAAGAAGAACAAGAAGAAGAACAAGAAGAAGAACAAGAAGAAGAGCAAGAAGAAGAGCAAGAAGAAGAGCAAGAACCTGCTCAACTAAAAAACGTATTGACACCGAATGTCATAACAGCTGATATTCTTCTCGAAATTCTGAGAGAAGAGCGTAAGTTTTTCGCCGAACAACTATCAAAACACAGTAATGTTGTGAATTCGAATACGGTTACGAATAGTCATAATAGTAACAACAGCCATAACAAAACGTTCAATCTCAATGTCTTCTTAAACGAACACTGTAAAAACGCCATAAACTTATCTGACTTTGCTAATAATCTGAATATTACAGTCAAGGACCTCGAAAGAACAGGTAAAATAGGTTACGTAGGTGGCATAACCCAATTATTTTTGGATGGTCTGAAAAATCTAGATGTATATACCCGACCCATACACTGCTCTGACCTTAAACGCGAAATAGTTTATGTCAGAAACGATAATAAGTGGGAAAAAGAGGGCGATGATAAACCCAACTTAAGAAACGCGGTAAAGAGAATCGCTAGAAGAAATATGCTGCTACTTACGCAATGGAGAATATGTAATCCGGATTGTGAGGATATGAGTTCAGCTGCGAGCGACCAATTCGTTATTCTTTCTCAACGGGCGTTGGGAGGAACATATAAAGAGGAAGAAGAGAAATTCCAGAATTCGATTATGAGAAATATTATGAAGAAGGTCACTATTGATAAAGGAGGCGGTGTCACCTGCTAGGTTTACATAATGTTATATAGATTACGTAAAATTGTCATAGGCAGCTTATTTTTTGCGTGGGGGTTGTTCTATGACCAGACCCGCTTCTTGAAGTAAGGCCTTATAGTCGTTACTATTAAAAAAATATGTATTGTAACCTTCTTCCAACGCCTTATTATTACCTTTATTCTCCTCGATAAAATCTCTCATTTCTTTCATTTTTCTATCATGATAGAATTTCAATAACTTTTCCCTACCACCACCTTGATGATAATAAATCGCATGTTTTAATGGTTTGACTATGCGTATTCCATTACGCGAAGGGTCGGGCTCTTCTGGCCATTTTAATTCCATATTATATTTATGGGTTTTTTTAAATTTCGTTTGTCTAATTTTTCGTCTTCTTGAATAACGCCTCTTTTTAGTAATTCGTTTTTTATTATTTTTACCACCTAGATAAGTTCTACTCCGTTTACTGAATATTATTAACTCTGGTTTACATTCCTCGTTTCTTTCATAAAAATATTCGCCTATAAACCGTTTATCTAAATATTTCGACTGAACTGTTACTTCAGGCGCCATGACGTCACAGCCCGGATACATTGGTATATCAAAACGAATATGACCGGCATAATAACCAAAAATATTGATATTATTTGATAATTCACTATTTGTATCCGTAATGAATATATTTGTATATTGTTTCTGTAAAACTTCTTGAACGTTATTGAATATAATCATCATTTTGTTTGCTATATATCTATCTAACTCATAACTCGAATTTCTTGTTCCAAATTCATATGAAAATGTAGAGTTTAATTCGTCAGCATTTGTTATAAAAGAACGAATAACATTATATTTTGGTATATGAACGTTATTTGTGTTGGTGTCTATATCTTTTTCATAAAATAATGATAGCACATTGTGTATTAACTTCATTAATGCTTTGTTTAACCGCTTCACTGTATAATCAGTAACTTCTTTACTACATTCTATATCATCATCATCATCACCGTCAAGATTTATGTAAAAGTTATAACCAATATTCTTTCCATCTTTCGCTTGTTGGTCTTTCATTTGTATACATGTTATTATCCATTCATCTGACCTATTATCGTCGGCATATGCTATTCCGGGGTGTGTATTGACAAACCATATTGGGTCTGTTTTACACCTTTTCTCATTTCAAACGCCGATGGTTTTATAAAATATACTTAAAAAGTAAAAACATAAAATAATTTGAAAATATGGATATAATATTTTTCTATAATTTAATTTATATGTTATATCATAATTGTAAAATAAATATAATACACATGTTGGTATCATAATAACATCATTTATGTTTGTTGTTCTTTTATTTACAATAATTACGGAAAATATTCTTATTAAATTATTTACATTATAAAAAATGAAATAATAGTGTTCTTTTGTAAATAAATTACTAATATCGTTTACATTTTCTGGATTATTTCCTAATATATAATTTTTGTTTTCTACTTTCTTCATTATATAAGAAATAATACATTCATCTTTACACAGTATCCAAGAAAATGGTATAGATACAAAACTAATTATGTATAATTTATCAAAAAAAATATTTTTTCTTATAATAAATCCATATATGTCTTCTAATATCATTCCACATAAATGAATTATTCCAACATATTTACCTATATTATAATTCATAATATAGGTAAATAAATTATCGTCATATTTTTTCGGCATTTGAATGGACCATCACATCCGACCGCATGATATACTTCCTATCGCCCCTCAACTCTTCCCCGTCATGCGCAATATTATGTTTGAAAATCACTACGCTCCCCCTTTTGGGTTGTATACAAATCGGCGGTAATCCGGGCGTCTTCTCACTAAAAAACCGCGTGGCACCCCCTTGTTCCCTCGGCACATCATTGAGATACGCCATGACCGTATAAACACTCTCTAGGCCATCATGCGAAATGGGCGAGTCATAATGTGCCGCGAATTTGCCACTCTTATTATATTTACAAATACGTAGCCGCTGGTTCATACAAACGGGCACTATATCCGCTATCCTATTTATTTG